GGCTTGGAATGCCTGCATCTCATTACAGGCCCGCTGAAGCCGTTCCGCACCAATGCCCTCTTTTTGGTTCATAGCCGTAACTATGCACCAGCAAAACAGTTGCGACGCTTCATCACGGGCATTCATGCGCTGCTGCTTAATGTCCTTACTCATATTCTCCATCTCCAATTCCTGCATCCAAAAATTTTTGCCAGGAGTTTTTTGCGCTTGCTGCAATCCCAGTAGCTTTTGCACCACTGACACCGTCCATTGCATAGGAACGCCAAATGCGCTTTCATGTACCCTCCTTTTTTCTTCTGGCCGAGTTTCCGGCCATTCGATTTACAGCCCAAGACCATCCAGCCATAGGCAGCGCGGCCACGATCAGGATAATGGACGCCAACGCCGTTACCGTCTGGTCCGAAAGAATTTTGCTAATCAAATACATCACATTTCTCCGCTTCTATAACATGACCAGAATACCCAGGCAATGATCTCACATAATTTTCAGCTTCATTCGTGGATGTTGCCCACACATAGAATTCTGAGAGTAAGCGCCCACCTATCGGATTTCTGGTTTCAACTCGGTACCTGTAAGTATCTTTTCGCTCTGGGCGAGGACACGCTCCGTCGTATGTCATCGAAAACGGATATTTTATGTACTTTGGCAAAATCACGCTAAACTTTGTATATTCTCGCGCAATCATTCTCCTTGCCTGTTCTATCGCATCAGGGACGTTTTTATCCTGCACTAATGCAGAGAACAACTTCTTTTCACCCGTCTCATTGTCTCTTGCCGTAGCAAAGACTTCAAGAAAAGGCATTTGCTTCACCTCTCTCCTGCCCGCCGGTTGAAATACTTAACCGGGGAAACTCCGCGTTCATCACAGTCTTTGTTGTTGAAACTGACGATAGCACCGCAGGTTCTCTTGTTGGTGCATCGAATACATTTCACGCCCGTACCACTCATAACCTCATAGGTAGATGCGCCGCAGAACGGGCATTCCTTGCTCTTAGGCTCGATGTGTGCTTTCATTTGCTCTTGCCCCCTTACAACACCCCATGTAATAATCCGTAGGCTCCCAGTCAGAAAGAACAATTTCACCAATTTTGTCGCACCAGCTGTCGCCCTCTCCAATGTACATACAGTTCGGGCAAGTGTCAGGATTGCACCGCTTCTGTGGTTGGCCTTTCCGGTTATAATGATGTCTCTTAGTCATCAGGATCCTCCTCTGCGCACCGACTTCTTACCATTCCCGGCAAACTTGTCAGGCCGTTCGTCGCTCATGCCGCGGGCCAGCACCAGCGCTCGCTGGTCATTCGGCATCTGGTAGATGCAGCCAGTCGAAATGTGCATATACAGGTCATTCAGCACAGCGCGGGCGATTTCCGTTGTTTCATACTGCCCCAGACGATAGACATTTCCGCCGCCAGTGGGTACCGCCTTTATTTCGTGCTCAGGACTCACATACACGCTGGTGCACTGGGCAATGTTCGTGATGGAGTCCCATTTTTTGTTCATGACGTACATTCTGCATCCTCCACATAGCGCCAGCTCTGGGGAGGGCTCGTAATTTCCACAGGCCGCATACCAAAC